ATGTCATACTGTTTATCATCATGTCTAAAATCTACATTTACTTCTTCTTTTTTACCAAAACTTGCTCTGTCAATATCCTCAATTCTCCATACTACACCAGAATTAGATAAACGCATCATTTCTTCACAAAATGGTCGAGATTTTGGCAATTCTCCTGTCTTTTTATTTTTTTTAAAAGAACCTCTAGCATATTTGTATCTAATTTTATATAAACCATTTTTAGAATCTAATCTACTAGAATCACTTGGTCTAGTTTCTATATAATCTTGATTAAGACCTACAAAATCTTTAATTTTTGAAAATGTGCTTTTTTTCTCATTTATTAAATAATTAGCCCAGTCTTCGTCACTATACTCAGAATCTTGGTTTAACTCATCAACATATTCGTAATCTTCAGACATTTTTACACCAGTTTCAGATAAAGAACCTAATATTTGTTTAGATAAATCTTCATTTAATACATCTTTAGTTAAACTCATAGACTGTGGGTAGTCATCATGTGATTCACATGGCATATACCAAGTTTTTCCATCTTCGTCTTTATGTGTATGTGAACCTTTACAACCTAACTTCTCGGCTTGCTCCTCTGCTTCTTCAGGAGTTTCAAAAACAAGTTTGCCATCTATTTTCTTTAAATCTACCTCTACTTTTTCTTCATCTATATCTTCTTGTTTTATTCCTGTTTCTTCTTCAACTTGTTCGTCTGTTAAATCAGTATCTTCATCCATGAAGTCTAATGGTTTTAGCGTTTTGAAGTAAAGATTAAGAGCTATGTCATTAGTGGCTAAAAGGTCATCTAAAGCATCAATAACAATGTCCTGAGCAGGCTTAATTACGATGTTTAAGAATAAATCGGTTGCTGTTTGTATTTCATCAGCATTATTCCCTAGTCCTCCTCCAGATTCTCTAATTCCTAGTAAAAGAGGAGAAGTAATTCTGTGACCTACCATTAATTTCTTAACACACTCCTCAGCTAAATAAGCATAATGTTCTGGAGCATTGTTTAGTGATATGTCTTCAACAGTTGTAGCAGATTCTTGATTAGAATTAAAGGCAACTATTACTTTGTCACCAATAGATCCTGTAAGCTTACCTAAAATGTCGTTTTTTATTTGGATTTGTTTCTCTTTGTCAGGTACTCCATTGTTAAAATTGACAACTTTAGTTCCTGAGAATGAATTTTGTGTTTCGTTAATTAAGTATGCTGAAATTTCTTCTTCTAAAAGTGCATAAGGCATAGATGCTGAGTAGCTAGGTAGGCTATAATAGTGAAATCCAACAACGTATTTTTTAACAATAAAGATTTCATTTAACTCTTTAGATGTGCCAAATACAGGTATTCTTTTGAGTTTATCGTTTCTGTTGTAGTCTTTCCAGTCAGGGTGGTAGTAATAGGCATCTATTTCCCCTTTATCGTTACATTTCTCGGCTCTTAAAGTTTGTCTTGGGAAATAGGTTAGCTTGCTTATTTTTCTCTCTGTATTGTAAGTTACTTGAAACGCTCCTTCTCCTAAAATTACAAAGTCTTGTACTACTCTAAATAGGTCTTTATTCTTAAGTAATGATCTCATCTGTGCATACTGCTCTGGTTTTTCGCTAGAATCAGTAGCATCTATTCCATGACCATAAACAAAATTGGTAACTCCATTTAAAATAGCATGGTTAGTAGTTGAACCAATATATCTGTCTATGACATATTGATAGTAGTCGTTATTATCTCCAATGGAGACAAAATCTTGGTTTCTTTCTTCATAAACTCTTGGAGCTTCGTAAGAGTTAAGATTTAAAATGTGAATGTCGCTTTTATGCTTCATAGAATATAAATTCATTAGTTGAGGTCGTGGTTGTGTACTCTCCAGAATTAACACTAAATGTGCTTATTGGAGATTGATTAGTGCAAAAGATTCTTCCCCTAAAAACTTCTTTTTGGTATCTTGTTATACTTAATGTGTAAAAATTATTTTCCTCTAAACCTGTAAAGAAATCACTAAACTGATACCAGTATTTATCTAAAGTAAACTCGTCAGTAAAATTGTGAGAATAAACATTCTTATTTTCAGAATCACTAGTTATGTTTACTGCATAAGTAATATTGGTGCTATATTCTCTAGGAATTACTTTTATTGTCTGTAGTGTATTTACCTCCCTTAGTATTATCATAACTTAATTTTTAAATAAAAAGGGGTGACTCGTTAAAGTACCCCTTTCTAACCTAAACAAAACTTAATGAAAAGAAACCTATCGTTTTTTAGCTATTAGTACCTACTACTATTGTTTCAGTTGCACTTGACAAGCCTGCAAAAGGATTAGCCAATGTTGCACCTGATATAAAATTAGCAGGAAGTTTTTCTTGTGCTGTAAGCGTTAAAGTGTATCCACTTAAATCACCCATAGCTGTTCCTGTAGCAACTGTTCCTCCAGTTACTTCAGCTCCAAACTCAACACCCATCAAGAAACCATTTCCGTTGTTGTCAACGACTGCTACTTGTGGTCTTCCGTAAGCTAATAGCTTTATTTGTACATTATCTTCTTTACTTAATTTAGTAAGATTTAGAGTAAGGACTTGTTCAAAGAAAGTCGTTCCTGTTTCTCTTGAGCTTGTTATTGTTTGCTCTAAAGAACTACCTCCTTTTAAATCGTACTCGTATGCTGAGAAAGTTCCACTTGCATCTGTTATTTCATCTGCTGTGTATGTTATTGTTCCCAGTCCACCAAAGTCAACAAAGAAAACCTTTTGAATCCCCCCTACTACATCTTTACATGGGACTGCTCTACCTGCACTTAAATTACATGACATATTTATTTATTTTAAAAGGTTAAACTTTATTTACTTACTATTAAGCGTATAATACTACTTCGCTTCCTATTCCGTATTGAATACCTGCTTTCCATCTCATAATGAATCTAACATTTTGTGACCCATCAATGTCTTGCATATCAATAATTCGAATTTCAGTCATATCTGATATCACTCCAGTTCCAAAAAATAAATTTGATGACTGAGCAGCTACTGCTTTGTTAGCAGGCATACCAGGAGAGTGGAATAATTTTACACCGTCAATAGTTAAAGGAACTCCGTTATACCAAAGTGTTCCTTTGTTGTCGATACCTGAACCTGCACCTACTAAGCCTAAAGCTTGAATGTAGAATCTTAAAATATTAGTTCCAATATAAACGTGCATATCTTCTTTTTCGTAAACAGTTGCAGGAATAGCAGCTACTATTTTTTGTAATTCAGCAATTACATTTGCAGCATCAATTCCACCACCTACAGCAGCAACATCAACGACATCACCGTCAGCAGCAAATAAAGTTGTAAATCCATCAAACTCACCTGTGTTTCCGTTAGTTCCGTTCCAGATTACTTGCTCATATTTGTCTGCAACTTTAGCAGCAAATTGTGTAACAATAAATTCTTGAAATGATTTTGGAAGGTCTTGATTTAATACAGAATAACCCATTTCAGCAGCTTGCCAAGTTTGAGAAAATTCTTTTTTACAAAATTCAGAATTGATTTGGAACTCCTCTAAAGTAAGTACTCTTTCTGTAAGAGTTACAGCTCCTGTATCTGTAAAGTCACAGGTTGCATCTTTAATAAAGTTTGAATCAAATGCTCCTTTCTGGATGACATATTTGTAGTCAATGTTTGGCATAATTGTTACACCTCCATTGTCTAAAGTTTTACCACTTAATAAAGCGATTGAGACATACTTATTTGCCCAAGAACCGCTAAAAGTAGAGGTAATGTTAACTGTTGTCGCTAAATCGACTTTGTGATTACTCATGTTTTAAAATTTAATTGTTATTTGTGATTATTTAATTTTTCTAATACTCTATCCATAGTGCTTCTCGCTCTTCCTTTTGCTAAATGCACTCTTTCTCTTTTCTCAACCTTTTCTGGGTTGTGATTTATTGGTTCTGCAGAAACTTCAACTTCATTTAATTCAACTTTAGCTGCTTCTACTTTTTCTTCTTTTGAATACACTTCTTCTTCTTTAGAATTTCTGTCTTGTTTATCTGATTTTAAATCAGCAATAGCATCTTCTAAGTTTTTAATTCTTTTTTCCATGCCTTTCCAGTCTGCTACATCTGCTTCCTCATCCATTTCTTCTTCTTCTTTCATTTCTTCTTTTTCTTCTCCTGCTTCCTCCTTTTGTGGAACTTCATCGTCAACATCTTCTCTTACATCTCCAATGACTCCCTCTTCCTCAACTACTAATAAAGTGCCATCTTCAAATAAGTACTCACCAACTGGCATAGCTACTTTTTCATCGTCTGTCAAAATAAATACAGCTTTACCTTTTTCAAAAGATTCAGCTTCTATTCTAGTTCCGTTTTCAAGTTTTCTTTCTTCTAATTCTACTTTAACTTCTGCTAGTTCCATTCCTAGAACTTGTTTTATTGATTCAACTATTTCTGATGCTTTCATTTAAATATTTTTTAATTGCTTATTATATGTACAACAAAATTCAAAAGTGTTTCCACTTTTTTTAGCTTGCCTGAGTTTTACCTATGCCCTGTGCATGAAGTGAGCCATCACAACAATCCACACTATAAGTGTTGTCTTTACACAAACACCCTCTGCGA